GGTGACAGTATGTCTCCACTGATGGGTTCCGGAGATACGATTCTCGTTCATATGAACAGTGGCTTTCTCGGTGACGGAGTCTATGTCTTGAGACTCTGGGAGTCTCTCCATGTCAAACGGGTGCAACGGGTAGCTCAGGATGAGTACCGGATTGTGTCGGATAATCCGATCTACAAAGATCTCACGATTACGGCTGATGATAGTGACGGGTTCGTTATCGTTGGAAGAGTCGTTCGTTTAGTAAAGGCACTATGATTGATCAATATATCGACTATCTACGGACCTATCGTTCAGAGAGGACTGTGAATACCTATCGACCTCAATTAGCCCGATGGCAAGCCTTCTCGACATCCGATTCCATTACTTACGAAACTTTTAAGGACTTTGTCGATCATCTCCGGTCCGAAGGTCTCTCCGATGGTTCAATCAATTCTCATTTACGATCTTTGAAAGCGTATTTGAACTGGTGTCATAAATATCTGAACCATCCGAAGCATCATGTGCCGATGCTGAAAGTGAACAAAAAGATCCCGAAGGTCTGGACAACTCATCAACTGGAGATCATCGAAACCATTCTTAATCACAGAGCACAACGATCACGGAGATATCAAATTCTTCGGAGAACCCATTACATGCTTCGGTACACCGGAATGCGAGCAGGAGAATTGTTCCATTTGAACTGGTCAGATATCGGATCTGGAATCCGTATCGAAGGAAAGGACTTGTGGACAACAAAAAATAAACAAGACTCCATTCTCCCGATACATCCGAAGCTACTCGAGTTTTTACAGATCGAAAAACATGAGGGGGAAACTAATTACTTGGATCACCATTTTAAAGAACTGAGTCATTTAACGTATTCGATGAGAAAGTTTCAGAAGTCTATCGATTTAGATGGACCGAAACCACTCCACGGTTATAGAGCTTCTGTTGCTACTGAACTATTGTCCGGAAATATGAATCCGGTACACGTGCAACATCTGCTACGACATGAACGTTTATCGACTACAGAACTCTATCTGAATACGACTCATTTGCCGCTACAAGAATTGGTGAATTCGTTAGGAATTTACAGAGAGGATACAGAGGATGTTACAAAAACGATGAAGTGGCCAGAGCGGGAATCGAACCTGCGACACACGGATTTTCAGTCGTTAGAGGAAAAGATAGATAAACTGTTACGACTAGTACAGAAAGATCAGTAAGACCAGATCCAGGGACGGGGAGATTTGGCAGTATTATTTAAATCGTCACAGTGAAGGAACCTAGTGGACCTCGGTCCAGCCATCTTAAATCCGAGTCCGGTCATCCCGTACTTCAGACAAAGTTTCATGAGTTCATAGGCTTCCTGACCGTAGATCAGAATGTCTACGGCTCTTCCTGTGGTATGTGGTCCAGTGGGTCCAGTGGATGAAATCTCATCGTTATATCGTGGACATCGGTAGGCAGAACTAATGACCATCGGTTGCTGGTATTCGTCTCGGATCAACTGTAGTTTTTCTAAGAAAGCCACGTTCATCTGGTTGCCACCACAGCAATTACAACTAAGTTCTCTATGTTTGAAGTTCCGAGTTTCGATCATTTCTTCATCCGTTTGAACATTTTGACTCCGAAGACGAGTCCTGCTGGAGCACCGAGGGCAACGAGACCCATTTCCAGAAATCCGGTATCCAGTGCTAGATTGAATAATTCTTCCATTTATAACTCCTGAGTAATTCCACTACAGACCTGGGCATAGTACAAAGACTGTTCTTCTCGTTCTTTATCACTGAGACTCAGTAGTTCAGTGTGTGTGTATTGCTCTCGGAACTTATCGATGACACAGGAACACCCCTGTGATGCTAATGAAAACGCAAAGTTCCACGGCATTCCCTTGGATTCGTAAGTCGGAATCATCCTGCTCGTACAGTTGCCTGTCCATATAAATAGATAATGAGTTTTGTATTCCAACTCGGTAGCAACTGCTGTCGTACTAAGGAGCAACAGAGGGAGCAGGAGTTTCACCTTCGCTCCCCGTGTTCTATCGTTTGTTTGAGCTCGCTTATTGCTACCGTCATTTCTTTTAGTGTCGTATTTACTCCGGTCATTATTTGGATCAACTGATTGTGCGAACTGGACATTAAATTTCGCAAAGCCTCATCGTTTACTGAGTCCTTGTCATAAAGGATTTTTCGTTCTTCCCGATGTTGATCGGAGATGTAGCGAACGTACCAGCCAGCACCAATTAGAGCGATGAATAGGCCACCCAGGTTCGATAACTCTTTAATCAATTCTATATCCATCGTTTTACTCGTTTTGTTTCTGCTGGCATATGCTCGGCCTTGTTAGTCGTTAGGAGGTGTGGGCCAGTTTACTCCTGAGAGATCACCGTTTTCTATGATTGGGTTATTTTGTGCCGGAACGTCACGCAATGCACTACGATAAGCAACCCATTCAGCACGTTTAGACTCACTCAAAGGCGAATCTGGTAAAACTGTCCAATCTGATTCTTTTAAATAAATGTCACGGTAGGATCTCATCCACTGAATCGGGTCAGTAAACAGACTCATACTTGTATCTCGTAATAAGTTGCAAAAATGTTAAAGAATCTTAGATATAAAGTGTTGTTAATTATTGCATACAACCCGTAGGTAGGATTTGTCCCTGGATTTGTGTCTAAATAAGAGATTGCACATTGATCTCTCGTTTCTGCAGCGGCCTGATACCCTAGTGCATGAGCAACAGTAATTCCTGGCGAAACTCCTAGCCCACCACCATATAAATTTACATAATGATGCCCTGTCGTTCCACTACCTGCATTTTTTACATTAGTCCAAGTGTACTGTATCAGTACATAATTACCAGAGTTTACAGTAATTGAAAATGACGTATCAGCAACATTGCCGCTAGAAGTTTGGTCTGATGTATTCTCTGCATTCTTGACTGGTTGCCCAACGGAAATAATAGTCCCTGCTGGAAATTTATTTGTACTAGCTAATACAACATTAGCTAACGTTGCCACTCCAGTAGATTCGCTGAGTAATGCTGTTGTCCCATCGCTTTTATAAATCGTAGTCCCAGAACTTTTCAGATCAATCTCTGTTCCTGTTAGACTTCCACCTGTTAGGGCCACCGCATTTGCATTCTGAGTAGCCATTGAACCCAGACCCAGATTTGTCCGGTTGGTAGCACTGTCCACATTTGATAGTGTGATTGTCCCAGAAGACTCCGTTGCCATCGTGGTCGAGTTTAATTGAATCTCTCCTGCCATTTAGTGTCTCACTGAAAGGGTTCCTGTTAAGTTCATTGTTCCGGTCAAATTGATAGGACCATCCAAGATCACCATTTTACCTGCTACGGTCAGAGATCCGCTAAACGTGGTGTCTCCCATGTAGAGTCGGTTATTACCGGATGATACGGTGATGTTGTCACTGATACTGTTTGCGTGTTCAAACGAATTGGCAGTTCCTGCGGTAAATACCTGAGACTGCGTGACCCACTCGACATCTGTACCACCGGAGTTCAGTGCTAAGACCTTGGACCCATTCCCAGAGTAACTCGGTAACAGGTTTGACCTAGCTTCTGCTTCGGTACTTGCTCCTGTTCCTCCATCGGCTATTGTGATGTCGGTAATGCCTGTGATCGAACCACCTGTAATGCTGACAGAATCAGATGCCTGAGTCGCTATGCTTCCGAGACCTAAGCTAGTCCGTGCCGTTGCACCGGATTCAGTGACCCAGTTCGTTCCGTTCCCAACAATAAAGTTCCCATCTGTTACCGTTAAGGCCGCAATGTCATCCAACTGAGTATCCCAGGCTTGCACCGAAGATCCGATGTCTGAATCGACAACTACGTTGCTCCCTCCGTTCTGGAGGGTTCCGGTAAAATTGGCTGTTGTATCGTCATACTTTGCGGTGTCTGCATTATAGCCTTGGACCGTACTCCCGATGTCATTGTCTACCAGAACATTCGAGCCACCGTTCTGTAATGTTCCTGTGAAGTTTGCTGTGGTATCTCCATAGTCTGCATTGGTGGAACTGTACGCTTCGACATCAGTACCAATCGTCAAACCCAGACTTGCTCTAGCCGTAGCACCGGATTCCGCTACCCAGGTAGTGCCATTGCCGACAATAATATTTCCGTCTGTGACTGCCAAAGAACTGATGTCATCGAGTTGCTGGTCCCAAGCCTGGACCTGAGATCCGATGGAAACTCCGAGACTTGCTCTGGCTGTTGAACCAGACTCTGCCACCCAACTAGTCCCGTTTCCTACGATGATGTTCCCGTCTGTTACGGCTAACCCAGAAATGTTCTGTAACCCCAGACTGTATGCCTGGATATCACTACCAATGGCTAATCCAAGTAACGTCCTCGCTTCTGAATCAGAAGTCCCTCCTGTGCCACCGAGGGAAACCGGAACCACTCCAGCCGTGATCACTTGATTGGAAATCGTTAAATAATTTCCGGTAACCGTTGCTAACGAAGTAGTGACAGGTTCAAATCCGGTCCCACTGACATAGTATTTCAGAATCGAATTCGTAGTGTCGTACCAGAGATCTCCAGGATCAGGAGTTTCGGAATACGGATTCGTTGCTCCCGTTTTGTACTGTCCCTGGAAAGAAGCCAGTGCTGCTTCTGATGCGGCTTGTGCTGTCTCGGAATCGGTCTTTGCAGTCTCTGCAGCTTCCTTTAGAGTCCTGACAGTCTCGACATCAACGAGCAGTTCAAAGTACGTTGTATTGGTTAGTGACGTTCCAGCAGAAGCATTGACTTTCGTGAAATACACATTGTCATTCGATGAATCCCTGATCAGATCTCGGACTACATAAGATGCTGTGGTCGTTGTAGAATCGCTACCTCTAAATGTCCCAATTTCTTGGGTGGTCACGAATGCTCCCGTGGAATCAAAAGCCAGTAGCTTTCCGGCAAGATCTGCAGTTCCTGCTGCTAACTTCAGTGAAGTCGTATCCGTATCATTGACCGTCTCATCGAATCCAATCGCTTTGTCCGCAAGGTTCTTTACCTGCTGGCACATCATGGTCAATTTATCGAATGCCGCTTCTAAAGTTTCAGCATCAAGAATATCGTTATTTGCGTAGTCTGTGGTCTGAAGGAAGTCGGTTTCTCTCAGGATCGTTACCAAGGTTCCAGTAGCTGGAGCAGTCACAAAAGTAACGGTTCCCGTACTGTCCGGATCAGTCAGAGTGTAGTGCGTGGTGATCGTCTGAAGAGTGTCATTCAAATAAACGAGGATCTGGGACTTCTCCGTAAAAGGAAAATTGACAGTAAATTGAGTAGTCGAGGAATTCCCCCCGTACTGAACCTTGTTCCGGAGTACTGAGACCGTCATAAAGATCCTCCATACGGAACGATTTCAGCAGGAGACAGTCCAGGCAAGAAGTTCTGATTGTTCTCTCGTTGGAAACGATTCTGCATTCTGGTAAGACTTCCTGGATTCAACATTTCACGGACTTGGTAATCAATCATGTAGTCAAAGGCTGTTCTGGAAGCCCAGAAGTTGACATAAGGAGTGTTGTTACGGATGACCT